TTCTGTACTATGAGGAGCCATCTAAGCAAGAGAGAGGGGAGAAAGGGATCTATCCAAAGCCTCCTTACTATGGTGGTATTACAGCCATTCAGACAGATGTTGACATCAGTAAATTCCACATGTATGAATTACAGAATGGATTCAAGGCTGGTACACTAATTAACCTGGCATCAGGTGAGCCTGAAACATCTGAAGAGGAAAGAAAGATAAAAGAACAAATCAAGGGCCGTACACAATCTGTGGAGGATGCTGGTGAGATCATCATCACATTCAGCAATGGTGCAGATGAAGCTCCTACAGTAATGCCATTAAACGGGAATAACCTACATGAGAGATATGCCATGACTGAGAAGTCAGTACAGCAGAATATCCTTGTGGCTCATTCTGTGGTGGCTCAATCCTTGTTTGGTATTGCTCCAAATGGATCATTCAACGCAGCTGAGACAGATGACTTGTTTGAGATCTATAAGAATACCTACATTAATTCAAGACAGAAGCAGATTGAATGGCTGATGAATTACATGGTACAGCTATCAGGAGCTATTGGTACATTGAAGCTAGTTGATGTTCGGCCAATTGTAGCTGCTGCACCAGTTACAGCAACACCGGTAGATACAGCCTTGAGCACTGATGCTAATCAATCATTAAGCAAAAGTCAGATATCAGCATTGATGGATATAGTTGAAAGAGTAAAATCTGATTCTTTGTCATCTGATTCTGCATTACATATTGTCATGGCATCATTTCCAACAATTGATGAGGCACAAGCTAGAAAGATTGTAGGATTGCCAACAACTACACTATCCAGCTGTGATCATAAGCATGAATTCAGTGCTGATGAGATCACAATATTTTCAGAATATGGTGTTGATTCATCTGAATACAAGGTCCTAAAGACAAATATCATTGAATGGGATACACCATCTGATGAGGTATTCAGCAAAGAACAGATGATGTTTGCCACTATTGGCGAGGTCAAAGCTAATATTTCAGCACTTGAGAAATCAATTCTATCAATGCTTATTGCTGGAGAGGATGCATCATCTATTGCATCAGCTACTGGTGCCAGTGTAGAAGAGATTGCCAAGTCAACTGAGAGACTTATTGACTTTGAATTACTTGTTGATGGGGAGGTGTCTGACTTGGGAAAGCAATTGCTGGATGAAGCTCCAGCTCCTATTGATCAATTCATGGTGGTGTACACTTACAAAGAAAGACCAGGTGTACCAAAGGTATTGACTAAGTCAAGAGACTTCTGCCTTAGACTATTGTCATTGAATAGACTTTATACAAGGGATGAAATCAACAATATCAGCTCAAGAGTAGATCGCAATGTATGGAACTACAGAGGAGGATGGTATACAAATCCTCAGACTCAAGTAAGCACCCCATATTGCAGACATATTTGGGTACAACAATTAGTTATTAAAAAACAATAAGACATGAACTATTTACTATCTGTTGAGAATCTCAAGAAGTTAGGATTGATCCACATGAATACAGATACAAAGATCCTATCTGTATGCATCAAGAGATCACAAGATATGCACTTGCAGCCAGCACTTGGAACACCTTTATACAAGGCATTGCTGCATAGGGTTGAAACAAGTACCTGGACAGCGGACTATCTTACACTGATGAATGACTATGTGATTCCTTGTTTGGTAGCATTTGTTGACTTCAGAGCAGCTGCAATGCTCAATGAGAAGCTAACTAACAAAGCGGTGGGCCGGCAGTCAGATGAGACAATGACATCCAATACAGATACACAAACTGTACACCTTAGAGATATGCTCAGAAAGGATGCGTATTTTTACAAAGAAAGATTGATTGGATTCTTGAAAGATGACAATGGTGTCAAATATCCTGAGTACATTGTTTGTTGTGATGACAATGAATGTAATGAGAAAGTAGACAAGGATCACACTGGATACAAACCTTTAGGCTGGATAGTATGAAAAAATTCACTGCAAGCAAGAAACAAATTGACAAATTAAAAAATTACCTAAATGGAAAAGACTCTAAACCAAATCATGCTGGAGCTGCAAGAGATCGCAACACAGCACAGACAAATAAATGAGTTTTTTCAAGGTGACTTCCTTGATGCTATAAGCAGAGATGCTGCACAGTATCCTCTGATGGTGGCAACTTTGCAGCCTAGTGGGATGGGTGCTGGATATGTGAATGTGAATTTTGTCATCACCATCTGTGATAAGTACAATCATTCAAACTATAGACAAATCAATGAGGTCCATTCAGACTGTTTATTGATATGCAATGATATCAAGACTACACTACAGCAGTACAGATGGACTGAGTTTGCAGATGTCACAGCTGAAATAGGAACAGATCCATTCATCAATCAAGGTCAAGATATGGTGGCTGGATGGACAATGCTGGTATCTTTGAGAGTATTTGACAATGAAGATTGGTGTGCCATCCCATTTGATGATTACGACTTTGAGAACGGGAATCCTCCAGCTGGCAATTGTGGCGATCTTACAACGACTTACAATGTGTATGTTGATGGAGTGCTAGAAGATACATTCACACAGAATACAACTGAAAATAATACAATCAATATAACACTAAGCTAATGGCAACTACAAATATTAACGTGACAAGTACTGGATATAAGACAGTTAAAGATGAAAGCACTGCGCTTCCTCAAAGAAATACCATGGCATTCACTGGATCAGGTGTGTCTGCGTTCGACAATGGAACTACAACTGTAATAAACATCCCAGGATATCCAGCGACTATTAATTACGGACTATTCGCACAGACTGCAAATAGCACTTTAATTACTAACACTAATGCAGAAAGCAGTCTTATCAATGGCGGTGTGGGTACATTAACTATACCAGCAAATGGATTTCAAGTAGGTGATAGTTTTAGGGCTGTGTTTGGTGGTGTAATGAATGCTAATAACAATCAAAATATTACAATTAGAGTAAAAGCAGGATCTATTGTTTTGTTAGATAGTGGTATACAGAATCTAGGGAGTAGTGTTATAAATGATATTTGGTCTTTAAATATTGATTTTACTATTAGAGCTATAGGAGCTGCTGGTGTAGCATCTATTGTAACTTTAGGTGCATTTCATTATACAAAAACAAACAACGCTTCTGTGCAAGGATTTGCATTTAACACAGTGAATAGCACAACATTTGATACAACAATTTCAAATGCATTAAATGTAACAGCTCAATGGGCAACTGCTTCTTCAGGAAACAATATATATTCTGACATATTCATACTCAATAAGATATATTGATTTGGAACAAAATTGCATAATTTAACATGGATCCAATTGCAATTGCAGCAGCAATCAAAAAGAATGGGATGGTAGGATTATTGACTCTCATCCTAGTGTTAATGTTCAATTATTTCACAAGTAGACTTGATGCTGTTGAGGGCAAACTTGAAAGAGTAGAATCTAAATTATATGATTGCCTAGAGGATCGCATTCAAACATCAGACAATGACATGCATTCAGGTGTAAAGTATCCTGATCTGCTTGTTGGTATATTACCTAAAGAATTAAAATATGAGCCTAAAAGAAAGATGGCAGTCTAAAACGCCAAAGTTTTGGAAAAAAGTGCAGCGCATTGGTGTAGCACTTGGTGTGATTGGTGCCACTATTGTGGCTGCTCCAGTGGTATTGCCGGCATCACTTGTCACAGCAGCTGGATACATGGTGGCAGCTGGTACAGTTACAGCAACATTATCACAGCTAACTAAGGAAGATGCTAAGTGATCACGTCACACTGGCAGAGTTTTGCCATTCAGATACTGCTAAGCGCAGAGGCATAGATAATACTATCACTGATCCTAAGCATCTAGCAGCTGCAAAGCTACTATGTGAGAATGTATTTGAGCCTATGAGATTGCACTTTGCTGTGCCTATTCATATCAGCTCCGGATACAGATCCGGTGCCTTGAATCGTGCTGTGAAGGGGAGTGCCAGCTCGCAGCATTGCAAGGGTGAGGCTTTTGATCTTGATGCTGACAGATATGGCAAGATAACTAATGCACAGATCTTTGAATATATCAAAGAAAACATTACCTTTGATCAGATGATATGGGAGTTTGGTAATGACTCACAGCCTGACTGGGTGCATGTCAGCTACAAAGCAAAAGGAAATAGAGGTCAAATACTAAAGGCCAAAAAGATAAACGGTTCAACCGTATACCTAGCTTTTTCGTAAAGCCATCAAATGTGGTAATTTAGGTGAGAGTAGTCAGCAATGGCTACTCTTTTTTGTGGCCCAATAAAAAAAATGTGAAAAAAATATGATAACTATTTGCATATATAGAAAAGATAGTTATCTTTGACGATATCAATACCACAAAAGATGAAAGAAAAAATACAACAGATTGACAAGTTAATGCTTTTACTCACTGAGATGAGAAAGCAAATACAAGAGCTTCAGGATGAGCAAGCAGCTGATGAGGCTTATGTGAAACTATGTGAGGACTATATCTCTCATAAGGAATATGATGAGCACATATTCAAGCACAATAGAATATCAAGGCAAATAGAAATGCTTCTAAGGACATATGCACTGATCTCTACTGAGATGTCAAAAGTTTGTTTAAAATTAATGTAATCAAGATGAAAAAAGCACAGCAAAAAGAGAATGAATTTGTATCATTCAGATCACCAGTCAACAGAATGATTAAATGGTGGAAATCTAAAGAATCAGATGATGTGAAAAGTGCATCATTCAATGTTAAGTTATATGAACAATTTTTAAAAGCAAGAGCATGAAAACAGCAGCAATATTATTTGTCATGGCAGCCACTACAGTATTATTTTGGTGGGGTGTATGGCATTGGTTTGAATGGGTAGGTGTTTATGTAGCATTAGCCTGGACAGCAATCATGTTAATTATTTACAAGATAAAAGCAAAGAGAAATGAAGACCTGGAAGATCACATATAAATTCAAGCTAAACAGCAAAGCTAAATGGCAAGATGCCTATAGAGTGCTGCAAGCTAACAGCAGAGAGGATGCAATCAAGAAGGCTGACATGTGGCCGCCATTAATTAAAGCAGTACAAGAGATATGATAAAAGTAGGAAGTGATTTTAGCGGAGTAGGTGCATTCAATCAAGCACTAATGAGATTAGGAATACAGTATGAAGAAATTTTTGCTTGTGATATGGATAAGTATGCAAGGCAGACATTCATTCACAACTACGGTGAGCCAAAATATTATCCTACAAATGTTTATGATAGAGAGATTCCATACGAATCACTAGATATTTATATGACATCTCCTCCTTGTCAAGCATTTAGTTTAGCTGGAAAGAGATTAGGAAAAGATGATAAACGAGGTATTTTATTCTTTAACTCTCACGAATTTATTCAAGTAAACAAACCAAGATTTTTCATCTTTGAGAACGTCAAAGGATTGTTATCTGATGATGGTGGTAAAACATTTCAAGAATGGGTAAATATGTTAGGTGGTAAATCAGTAAATGGTGTACCAGTTATATTCCCTTATGAAGATTCAGTACCTTATCATTTGTATTGGAAAGTTTTAAA